TGGTGTTACATATTCTGAACAAGAGTATTTAGGATTAAGACTTGCTGATGGTATGTATGAAGAAGCTAACAAAACTTATCTAATGGGTTTTGGTGAAGGCAAAAAGATAAAATCAAATATTGCTCAGTTAGTTCATCAAGCAGATATGGTTGCTACTCGTTTTGAGATGGAACGTTATATGTTTAGTGAAGATGCTAACATACCTTATTCTGATATTTTAGGTGTTGAAAAAGATGAGGTTGAGGAGGTTCGTCCTAGTGCGGATTTAGGACAAAGTCAACCGAAATCTAAAAAAACAAAACCTAAAGTAGATAAAGATTATAAGAATCAACTATTTGATGATTTGTTTGGAGATAAAAAATGATTATAGAAATAATATTAGGTATATTACTACTTACAAGTATAAGTGCTAATATAATTCAATTAAAAAGACAAGAAACGTTAGAAACTTGGTTCGAAGATATGTCAAGTGATTTAGATAAAGTTCAGAAAGAATTTTTAATAATCGATGAAAAGAAAATGTTTGAATCAGACGATGAAGTCGGTGATACGTTTGAGCGTCTAAAACTTAGTTTAAATAAAATACAAAAATACACAGGAGTAGAAGAAGATGGCAACACCAGCAAGTAACTTACCGGTTAGAAAAAAAATCAAACGAAGAAAGAAAAGTAAAATGTACTTTGGACAAAAAACTGAAGATGCAATCGTAAAGTATAATTCTATGGAACCAGGTGACCCTGAAAGAAATAGACTTTTTGCTGAAAGTATTTATCTCCCTATCAGAAAAATATCTGAAAACTTAATTCATACTTATAAGTTTTACTATTTTGATGAGCCTACAGAACAAGTAATTGAAGAAGTAGTCTCTAATATGGTAATTAATATGCACAAGTATGTACAAGGTAAAGGCAAAGCATTTAGTTATTTTTCAGTTGTTGCTAAAAACTATCTTATTTTAAATAATAATAAAAATTATAAGATGGGTAAAATACACGACCAAATAGATGTTATGGATTATAACAGAGATACTGATGGTGAATCAAGTTCTGCTAACGTTTTAGACTTTAAATTAGAAGTCTTTAAACAAATGTTATTCTATTGGGAAGATAATATTTTTAAAATTTTTAAGAAAAAGAAAGATATTGCTGTAGTTGATGCTCTTCTTTATTTAATGAGAAATAATAAAAGTATTGAAAACTTTAATAAGAAAGCACTTTATATCTTAATTCGTGAAATGAGTGGTTCTAATACTCAACATATAACACGAGTTATAAATGTAATGAAACGTAAACAAAATTCTTTAGTTACTGACTTCAGAGATAAGGGAATATCATTCAAAAACAATGTAACCGGCTCAGTATTCACTTAAAATCGTATCTTTCTTGATTTATATATATTTATTATTAATTAAGGAAGATATATATGTCGGACTCTTTTGAAGTCTTTGAAGGCAAAACGTTATCAGATGTTTTCAAAGATATCTACAAAAACTCAGAGAATAACAAACAACAGATAGAGGTTCTGATGAAGGACCTCTTGAAGTTTGTCACAGATACCGCATCTGCAGTAGCACTTGTACCTATATTAAAGGATTATCTTGATGTAGCAGTAAAGAATGACGAACAATTAATTAAAGTAGCGGCTATTGTACAAAAACTTGCTTCAGCTGAAGCTAAAGGTTCTGATAGTGAATTTGGATTAAGTGAACTTGAAAAAGAACAATTAATGTCCGGGTTATCAGATTCTATTCAAGAAATACAGAGCGAAAGTGATAGGATAAACGAAGATATAGAAACTAAAAAAACTTCTACTGCTTTTCCTGAGAGTTAACAATGGATAAAGATACAGGCGGTTTATTAAATTTTAGTAAAGCTTATCATTTTATCAAACAAGAGGTAAATGAGGCTGTAGATGCTATACGAATAGCATTTAAGATACCATCTGCTAAAGTTATAAGTAGTGTCAATCCGGCTGACAATCAACAAAAAATTTCTACGTTTACAGAAGACTCTCAGATGAATAATATGAAGCCTTCTTCTATGCACTTCATATCGTCACCTGTAATAAACGAAATGGTTCCTGTTTTTGCATATGATAGTAGTAGATTTTATGGGCCTCCTCTTCCTATATATGATTCGATAACAAATTCAGCACAACTTGTTCCTACTGCTACGAGCGAGTATAAGCCTGACTTTGGTGTTTCTCCTATACAAATAACTCCAGGAGATGTAGCTGTTCAAGGTAGATATGGACACGCTATAGTATTAAGTGATAAAGAAAGTAGACCAACAATAAGAATAGGAAACGGATTTCGTTCACGAGACGCTTCTGATGTTGAAGTATTTAATGCAGATGAGTTTTCTTCTGAATTAAATTCAGCACAAAACTCTAACGCATCTATACCTAATTTCTTTGACCCGAATGTAGATGGTAGTTCTATTTATCTTTTGAAAAATTCTTCTCCTGGTATAGATTTAAAAACTGAAGCAAAACTAAACGGAACAGAAAGAATTGTAGATTACGAAAAGAAAGTATTATCGTCACCGGTAGGTGCTACGTTTGCGCAAAATAAATCTGTTAACGATAAGATGTTACTTTCTTCTAATAGTATATTTATTTATACTAAGGGTGCTAACTATAACAATCATAATATAAGTGTACTATCTTCAGGACATTTAAGTTTAAATTCTATGAAGAATATTTTTATAACTACACCTGCAGTAGATGAAGATGAGAAAAGTGGTTTTATTTATATAGGTACAAGTGAGAATCGTGGATTACTTCCAAACTCGCCAATGCAACCAGCAGTAAGAGGATTAAATTATTTAAATACTATGGTAGGAATTTCAAAAGCGAGTGATACTGAAGGAGCTAAATTAGGAGATGGAAGTGTGTTAGGAATATTGAAAAACTTAACTGATGCATTAGATAATTTAGCTAATGGTGGGATTGCTGTTGATGGAAACGGTGTATCGAAAAGTGATATTAGTGCTATATCTAAACCTATAAAAGATAGTATTAAAAGTTTACATAATAAAATATTAGGTACACAAATCGAAGCAGACGGAATATCAGTATGGACAGGTGATGTTAGTAAGAAGGTATTTGTAGAATGATAACTAAAGTGATAAATGATAAGATGTCTGCGCCTATCGATTTTTTAAGAGGGTACAAAGACCGAAAGATACCTTTATATCAAGGTAAAGCATCACAAGGTGAAATGCCGGAAAATTTACCTAAAGATATAGAAAAAATAAAAAAGATAAAAAAATTAGCAGAAAGTGTAGAACCTACATTAAAGGCAATACGAAATACAATAGCAGGAATTAAAGTTGCTAAAGCAATAGCAGGAGCGGCCGCTGATGCGGGTAAGATAGGTTCTGCTTTAGTTCCTCCTGTTGCAGCTGCAGGTGTTCTACAAGATAAAATTATAGAAAAAGTAAAAGAAGAAATTTCAGATGCATCAGCCGCATTAAAAAATACAGATTTTTTAATTAAACAATTAAAAGCTTTAGCTGTAGAAACTATAATAGCTTTATTAGCAATAAAACTTGCAAGTTTAGCTAATGGAAAAGGAAACGGCAAAGATACAGGTGACGATGATTTGGAATCAACACAACAAGAATTAGATTCATTAGTTGCTTTATCTGAAGCTGAAGAATCTAATCAAAATAATGATGGCAATGGCGGTGACGGTGTAACAACAATAACAACAACTACTACTGCAACGGGAACTTCAACAAGTACCGGTGGCGGTGGATATTAATACTTAGGAGGTATTATGAAGGCAAACGAGTTAAAAAAAATAATCGGTAGATTAGTCAATGAAGAAGTCAAAAAACAACTCGGCGAGATATTTATTAATGAAATTAAGTCTAAAAGGTCTACGCCAATTCAAGAGTCTGTTAAGACAAAAGAAGAATATCCGACAATGGGTGGAAAAACATTTGGTACAAACGATATGGCTGACTTATTAGGCTATGGTGATATGAAATCTAATGGAGGCGGTATGACAAATGCAGGTGTAGCAGAAATAGCACAAAAAGCAGGAGTTTCACCTGACCAAGTTGACCCTGATGTACAAAAAGCTATCACTAAAGATTATCGTGAACTTATGAATAAAATGAATAATAAATGAGCGTAAGAGATATAGACTTAGACCCTGACAAAGCCTTTGGAATAGGCTTTCCGTTAAATTACAACAGAGAGACTTATGGCTTTTTCAAAACTAACTATAGTTATTACGAACAGATACAAGATAATATAAAAAATTTATTGTTAACAAAGGTAGGAGAACGACCAGCGATACCTGAATTTGGATGTCGTTTATCAGAAATTGTTTTTGAACAAAACGACCCAGCTATACTAAAACCGCAAGTTGAAGAATCTATAAAAGAAGCGTTAGATTTATTTTTACCTTTTGTTAGTTTAGTTAAAACTGAACTTATAGACAACGGGAATACTTTAAATATATTAGCAAAATTTAGTACCGAATTTAATGACGAAATAATTGTATCTTTAGATATGCCGGGTGCGGACTTTAGTGAGTATTAATATTTAGGAGAAGGAAATGGCTCAAGCAGTAAAGCAAAAAGAAGTTAAGTATTTAAATAAAGACTTTAATCAACTTAAAGATTCTTTGATGGAACACGCAAAGACATACTTTCCTTCTGCATACAATGATTTTAATGAAACTTCTCCTGGTATGATGTTTATTGAAATGGCCGCATATGTTGGTGATGTTCTTTCTTACTATATAGATAATCAATTTAAAGAAAGTTTATTAGCATATGCTGAAGAAACTAAAAACGTTTATCAGATTGCGCAATCAATGGGTTATAAACCTAAAATTGTTACCGCAGCGTCTGCAGATGTAGATATCTTTCAAACGGTGCCTTCTATTGGTTCAGGTGCGGCAAACAGACCTGATTTAAATTACGGTTTAGTATTAAAAGGAGGTTCTAATTTAAAATCTTCAAGTGGCCCTGATTTTTTCTTAAACGAAGATGTTAATTTTCAATATTCAGGTAGTGCATCTAAGATAGATGTTAGTGTGTATGAAAGTGCAGGAGGAGAACCTACTACATATCTACTAAAAAAATCTGCATCAGCAACTTCAGGTCAACAAAAAACAGAACGTTTTGTTTTCGGTGCTGCTAAACGATATGACAAAATAAGATTAAAACAAAGTGGCGTAACTGAAATAATTTCTTGTAAAGATAGTGATGGTAACGAGTGGAGTCAAGTTCCATACTTAGCACAAGATACGGTATTCATTGAATCAAACAATACAGCAGATTTAAGTCCACAAGATTCTCAATTTTCTGATAAAGCTCCATATCTATTAAAATTAAAAAAGACATCAAGAAGATTCTACACTTATATAACTGAAGACGGATTGGTAGAGTTAAGATTCGGTGCAGGAAATAGTTCAAATCCTGATGAAGAAATTATTCCTAATCCTGATAATGTTGGTTCAAGTTTACCTTCCGGTGTATCAGGTTTAGATACTGCTTTTGACCCAAGTAATTTTTTAAATACAAAAGCATACGGACTCGCACCTGGAAATACTACATTAACTATAACATATAGATACGGTGGTGGACTTTCACATAACGTACCATCTAATACAATTAATAAAGTAGTAGGTGCTTTATACGGCCCGAATAAGCCAGGTGTTAATAGTTCTTTAATAGCAACTGCAAAAGCAAGTGTTGCTTGTAATAACGCATTACCTGCAATGGGAGGAAAAGGTCGTGAATCTGTAATTGAAGTGAAGAATAATTCTCTTGCATATTTTCAAGCACAACAAAGAACAATAACTAAAGAAGACTATATGATGAGAGCTATGACTATGCCAGGTAGATATGGTAGTATGGCAAAAGTTTATATTGTTCAAGATGAACAATTACAAGAAGGTAAATCATTAGATAGTGGTACAGATGGTAAAACAAAAGCAAACTTACCTAATACTAATACACGAGTAGCAAATCCATTAGCACTTAATATGTATGTTTTAGGATATACACCTGCTAAAAAATTAGTAGTTTGTAATGATGTTGTGAAGAGAAATCTTGCTACATATTTAAGTGAATATCGTCCTGTAACAGATGCTGTAAATATTAAAGACGCTTACATAATTAATTTAGGAGTTAGATTTAGTATTATAGCAAGAGTAGGATTTAACAAAGATGAAGTTTTGTTAAGATGTATAAATGCTATAAAATTCTTTTTTAGACCTGACGATTGGCAAATCAATCAACCAATTGTTGTTGCTGATTTAGTTAGAGAAATAGCATTAGTAGATGGAGTTGCATCAGTAGTTCCTCCTCTCGAAGATAATCCTGATAAGTCTCAGGTAATAATTTATAATCGTTATGAAAAGGGTTCAAATTATTCAGGTAACATTTATGACATCGGTTCAGCAACTAAAGATGGTGTAATTTATCCTTCAATCGACCCAAGTATCTTTGAATTAAAATTTCCAAATAAAGATATAGAAGGTAATTGTATAGGCGATTCATCAAGTGGCGCCGGGTACTAAGGAGTAAGTAATGCACTTTTTTACATTCGCAACAGAAGATACGGTTTTATACGAAGCATCTGAATCTAATAATTTTGGATTAGATGAAATAATTGAAGTACGAAAAGATGTTGATGATGCTGGTGTGTCTGTCAATGTTTCAAGAATTTTAGCACGTTTTGATTTACAAGCTATGAGTCAAAGTGTAGTTAGAGCTAACGCAGGTGCGACTGCTAAATATTATTTAAATATGTATGATGCTGGTAGTGATAATTTAACTACTTCACAAAGTTTGTATGCTTATCCTACAAGTGGTAGTTGGAATATGGGAAGAGGCAAAACTACTTATAGTCCTGCGGAAACAGAAGGGTGTAGTTGGGCTTATAGAACAGGGCAGAATGAAGAAACGTATTGGACTAAAGCAGATATAAAAGACACAGGCGGTGCTTGGATTAGTGGTTCAGGATATGAAGCATCTCAAAGTTTTATACATACAGATACTGAACTTGATATGAGAATGGATGTTACTGATATTGTTAATAAATGGTTTAGTAATAATATTACTAATAACGGATTTATGGTTAAACGTTCAGGTTCTATTGGAAATAATAATGTACTATTAGATGAAGGTTCAAGTACACAATTAGGTAATTTTAAATTCTTTTCACGAGATACACATACTATATACTCTCCGAGATTAGAAGCAGTTTGGAACTCACACGTTTGGAATACAGGTAGTCTTCAGAAGTTAGATGCGAGTGATTTAGAAGATTTACAAATTTATAGTACTAATTTAAAATCAAGATATTCAAATGAGTTTGATGGTAAAATACGAATTGTAGGTAGAACTAATAATCCAACATTAAGTAATTCTCCTACAGCATCTGCATATAGTGTAGTAAAGTACTTACCAACAGGTTCTCAATATTCTGTATTAGATAATTACTCAGATGATGTTGTTATACCATATGGTACAGGCTCGTACATATCGTGTGACTCACGTGGAAACTTTATTGATTTAAACACTTCAGGGTTGCAAGTTCAGAGAGAATATAAATTATTAATAAAAGTAATAAGTGGTTCTTTTGCAGGTAGCAATGGAACAGACACAGAAGTTATAGATAATAAATTTACATTTTTCATAAAATAATGCCTTATACAAAAGAACAACTTGAAAACAACGAATATTTTCAAAATTTAAAACTTGAAAACATCCGTGAATATGAAGAAGAGAGACAACTTTCTATTGCTGAGTTTGAAGCATCTTCTTCTTTAGACGATAATAATCAAGTTATGAGATTAAATAATATTCCTACAGCCCCTATTCAGAGTTATGAGAATCCTGAAACGGGTGCTGCGGACAATAGTCCTACTACCTGGGTAAAACTTTCAAGAAAACAAACTAAGTTAGTACGTGGTGAAAAATTAAACGAAATAATTAACAGAGAATTTGAAGAGTTATAATGTCAAGTAAACTATCAGATAGAGATAAGATTTTATTAAAAGCCGGCGGTACATTTACTCCCGGTACACGAAAGTATGAAGGCGGTGTTTATGGTAATGGTGAAGATAGAGATTACGCTTTATTATCTATAATAGAACCTTCAACCGATAGAGTAATTTTAACAAAAGAACTTGAACCTACAACAGAAGGTGATAGAGTAATTGTAAAGCCTGGAATTGATATAAGAGAAATGGGTTTTGTATCAGGAAGATTTAATTTTAAGTATGAATTTTTCAGAACATTAGCAGGTAGTGATAAAATAGTTTTAGTCAATACAAAACAACAACAAGCAGGTGAAATATATGATGGTCCATACTTTATAAATCCTAAAGGTGAATATTACTCAGGAGCTCCTGGACAAGATACAGGCACTCAAGTTGAATTACAACCTTTAAAGATGAACTATGAAGTATCTGAAATAAGTTCTAATAGTGATGAAATTAGAATACGTGCGAGAAATATAAATGACGAAGTTTATAAAGACGACTTATACGATAGGGCGTTTGCTTTTAAAAATGTTGTAATTGATGAAGATTATAGATTAAAAAGAAATGAAGAACCTAAATTAAGATTTTATAATCCATTTAATCCTAATATGTCTTCAACTGCTAATGCAGGATTTAATGCGGGTACAGGCCACCCGCCCGTTGATGACGACCCTACGGCTTCTCATATAATTTTAGAGGATGGTGGTCAATTTTATTTTAAAGATTTAATGGATGGTGCTTCTATACGAATAAAAAATGCTTATGTTATTGGTGAAGTAGAGACTACATTAATTACAGACCGAAATATTTTAACTAACCCGGGCGGTGATACGATAGTATTTGATGATGCGCTTAATCCTTTATCTCCATCAGGTGTTTATGATACAGAGTTACACACAGATGCTATTACCGTAGAAGCTTGGTCAGATGGTATTATACCTTTTCAAAGTACGTTAGATGAACATTACGGAACAGCTGCTGTAGGTAGTCACGCTAAGTGGGTACAAAATGAAGGTCGTAATGGTGGTTCTTGTATAAAGTTTGTTGATACAAATGCTATATATAGAAATGATTCTTTATGGCCCGCAGGTGCGAGTATACATAGACCATTAGTTATTACTACTTCATTACCTTCTATTTCAAACTTTGGTGTTACACCAGGTGAAGATTTATTTTTCTTGAAATTTTATCAAAAGAGTTCTAATATAAATAAAGGCGCTACTATAAGAATTAAATATGCTACAGGATTCGGAATAGGTGAACCAAGACCAATTGAACCGCCGGCGGGATATCATCTACCTGGTTCAGATGAACAATTAAATGATTCACCATTAAATGCGCCTGAGGGTTATTTAGCAGAACCAGCAGAAGCTATGCCTTCAACACAATTAGTAGATGGTATAGGTGAAGATGATTTGTCACCTGGAAAACAATGGTTTGTTAGTTCTATACAAAGTGGATTATATGTATGGGAACCTAATTACGATAAATATAATTTATCTGATGGTACTGATAATACTTTACCTTTAGGCATACGAAAAGTAGGAATAGAAGACCCGGGTTCAGGTGCACCTGAAACAACGTGGATTTGGCGAGGAGTAACTTGGACACCTAAAAATCCTCCAAACATAGCAGGATGTAATGACGCTCGAGCATTAAACTTTCAAAGTTATGCAACTGAATTTTTAGAAGGCTCTTGTATATATCAACAATCAGTTCTTGCATCACCGAGTGATTTTGATGTAGTATTTAGAATTAGACATCAAGAGTTTTTTCAGAGTACGCATAGTCCGTGGGTTGAATTTAACGGAAGCTACTCTACTTTTTTTATGAAATATGATGAAACTTTAGGTGACTATCATATTTGGCAAACAAAACTTGGAGGTTCTGAAAGTCAAGTAAATTATTCTTATGGAATAATGACACTCTTTTCTAATATGAAGCAAGAAAGCGTTCATACATTAGGAGATAGTTCTGTACAAGTAGCGAAAACTCAAAATAATAAAATAAGTAGTGCAGTAAACCAAGACAATCCAGGTGCTATTGCATTAATGAAAGATTTTGGTAGGATAAAAGATATAACATTTTATGATAAGCCGGGTAACGATGGCGGTGGTAAGAAAAAAGTTTTATTAGTATTTGTAACATTTAATCAAGACTACAGAGATTTCTTAAAAGAAAAAGGTGCTATAGACGACCAAGAACAGGGTTGTATAATGGAGATAGGTTCAAATGACAAATCTTATAGAGGAGTACAGGAAATTGAAACTTGGTCAAAAGAAGTTCAAGGTGACGCATCTATAGGAAATATGGATGAGTTTAGACATTCTGTAATGGAAGATAATGGAGAAAGTGGTGCTGGGCCAAGACATTGGCTATTGAGTACTACAGGTCCACCCGAAAGAGCAAAAGCAGAAGGTGGTTCAGGTATATTAGACCAATACAGAACTGATGAAGATTATTTTCCTGTTTGGATGGGTAACTTAGGTTCTTACGATGCAATATTTGGTGATGAAAGCGCAGATAAAGTAATAGGTATTTCAGGAGACCAAGTGTTTGCTACAGAAAATTCTGTGGGTAGTTCTATAACATCGTTTTTACCAGGATACCCTAAGCCTATATCTGATGCGTATCCAGGAGTAGGTGTTAAAGATTTATATGTAAAATATGGATGTGCTAATCCATATGCAAATAACTATGGACAAATTAGTGAAGGTGATTCAGCTGATTCTCCTCAAGAAGATGTAGGCGAAAATCCTATACAAACAGCAAAAGATAACATAGAAAATTCAGAGATAGGTGCTGTAATACCTTGGCCTGTCTATTCTACATCATTCGTTGAAGTAGGAACATCAAACCAAAATCGAAATATAATCCAAGGTAGACCTCATAACATAAGAACTAAAGAGTCTCTTCAAAATACATTACAACAGCCGACTATCAGTATGTTAAGAAGTTTTGGAGCTCCTAATATCGATGGTGGTAATTGTGACTTTTCAGTTAGTAATGACCCGTTACGAGACGGCACACTTTCGCCTTCAGGTAAATGGAAATGGAATGGTCCTGATGCTACTTGGGAATTTCAAGGAGATTCACCTGCTTCTGTAACTTATGGATACGCAGATTTAGTAGGAACTGATGATGAAAACTCTGTACTAAATGAGACTTCTAATGTTTGGAAATCTGCTGAAGGTAAAGCATTAATACCGAATAATATTTTATTAAACGAGCCTATGGAACTTGTAGTTGAAGGTCATCGTGTAGGCGGTGTATTAGGAAATTCTTCTCAAGGTATCGTATGGGTTGATGATTTTGATTTAAGATTTGAAAAACCAGGACAAACTTCACAACAAAATTTATATGCTGATTATATTGGTAATATAGTAAATGTAGAAGGAACTGATATTGTAAAACTTGATAAGAGTTTTGATGAAGTAGGGCAACAAGTTGGTGCATTACAAACGCCTTCTAATACAGGAAGAACTTCAGTAACAAGACAAGGACTTCCAGGAGATGTAACAAAAGCTTTTAACAATTTTGAAATACGTTATCGTGTAAATGATGATGAAGAATTAAGAACATATTTAGAAGTACGAGGACAAAAATATCTTACAACAAATTTTAAAATAGACACTATAAGTGAAGTAGATTATCCACATGGTATAGTTTATAAATTATATGAACCATTACAAAGTGATGTATCTGAATTTGATGGTGTGAAAATTGTAAAAGAAATGTTAGAGCCATATGAAGATTCTATAGACTTAATTGATTATGTTCCACAACCAATAAATGGTACGGTTTTATTAAGTCCTAAACTTGAAGATACAGATGGTCCTGTTAGAGCAAGACCTACTACTTTCAAAAAAGAAGATGATATACTGACTTCAAATGATTTTATTAAAGAAGCGTTACAAGATAAAGTTTTATCAGGCTCTTTAGATAACGCTGAACTAAACGTAGAATATTCTAAAGGATTTGAAGAATTTGTACATTTTTCTTCTGCGGAAAAAAGAATCAGTAACTTTAAACATAAATTAAATTTAATAGAAACTTATAATGTTGAATCTGCGAGTGCTGCTTCATTGACTCAAGCATCTTATGATACAAACAGAAAAGAAAGTGATGTTTGGCATAATAGAATACGTGATGTTAAAAATAGTTTTGATGGTTTCGAATCTTATATGTACTTTCAATCAAGTTCAAACGCTACATCTTCAATGGGTCAATTTTATGATAATTCGTGGCCAAAGAAAAGTGGTAATGGCAGTGGAAATAATCCTTATGTGTTATATTCTATTTCAGAATCAGTAGCAGTAAATTGGTATGATAGACAAATAACAAGTTCTTCTTTATATGATACTAAAAACGGAAATTATTTAATAAACAATACACCTGAGTTTTTAAATACACAAGATAATCAAGCATACTTAGATTTTATGAAAATGACCGGTCACTTCTTTGATAAGATTTGGTTGTTTACAAAACATATGGGTAAGATTAATGATAGAAGAGAAAGTGTAACTGAAGGTCTTTCAAAACAATTATACTATTCTGTAGCTAAAAGTCTTGGATGGAGTTTACACGATGGTAAAGATTTAATCGATTTACCTAATTATATTTTAGGTCAACGAGCAAGTGGTTCTGTAGGAACATTTGAAGAAATAGAAAGAACTGAACAAGATATTTCACGAGAGATATGGTCAAGATTGATTTCTAATATGCCGTACTTTTTAAAAACAAAAGGTACCGTAAGAGCATTAAAAGGTTTAATTAATTGTTATGGTATACCGAGTTCAATTTTAAGAGTTCGTGAATATGGCGGACCTGATACTCCAAGTTCTATTAATTATGCTGTTGATAGAAAATTCACTAAAGCTCTTGGGTTTGATGGTAGTCAAAAAGTATCGTTTGTTTCAGAGAACAGAATAAATGCTGAGAATAAATCACAATCACCTGATACGTTTGAGTTTAGATTTAAAGCACCATTTAGTCAAGACCAATTTATTTGGGAAAAAGGTAACAATCAAATGGGTGTAATAATGAAAGATAATGGTGGTGCTGATAATATCGGTAGTCTATTATTTTTTATATCAGGTTCAGGCGCTAACAAATACAAAGTTGTTTCGTCTTCTGATATGCCTATTTACGATAATGAATTTTATAGTGCTATGATTCGTAGAAGTCCTGCAAGTGCATCTTTGACAAGTAACGTAAACTATAATTTAGTTGTAAAGAAATATGATGCGGGTATCGACAGATTTCAATATGTATCATCTACTACTTTAAATGTTAATGGTGCGAATGCCGCATCACAATCTTATAATGCGTCTTGGGATGCTAATGCTACAGCTTCTATAGGTGGTGATGGAACATTTAGTGGTGCTGCAACAGGTTCATTAAATTTTGGAGGTCGAACCGTACAAAGATTTTCAGGTTCATTAATGGAATATCGTGTTTGGACAGAAGTATTAAATACAGGCTCGTTTGATAATCACGTTAGCAATCCAAAAGCATATGATGGTAATAGTATTTCGTCTTCATATGAATCTATCGCAACAAGATATTCTTTTGATGATAATAAAGATTTAAGTTCCGACACGAGTATAGCAGATGTCTCTGCTAAAACAACTGATTTAGTAAACGCTACAGCTAACGGATTTACAAGAAATTCTTTTCACGATGTAGTAGATAGAACAAAAAGTTTAATACCTAATTTAGGTCCATCAAAAGTGTCTTCTAACAAGATGCGTGTAGAAAATGATGAAATCAGACCTGAGTTTAAATTTGTAAGTGGTAGTGATGGTAGATATATTGAATTACAATCTGAAGTTCCGATTGGTCGAGGTAGATATGATTTCGCACCGAATGATAGTAATAGAGTTGGCATATATTTTTCACCATCAGATGCAATAAATCAAGATATAATTGAATCATTAGCTAATATAAATTTTGATAACTATCTTGGTGACGCTCGTGATTCTAATAAAGAAACATATCGTGGTTTATCATTAGCACAAGATAAATATTGGCAAAAATATAATGCACCTTTTAACTTTTGGCAGTATCTAAAATTACTAAAAACATACGACCAAAGTATATTTCCACAATTAAAGAAATTACTTCCAGCACGTGCTAATGCAAGATTCGGTATTTTAATAGAACCTAATTTACTTGAACGTAGTAAAGAAGTTTTAGGAAAACGACCAACATTTACTGAAAGATTTTATAGTAAAACTATTAAGATGGATAACGAGTATAGTGAATCTGCTGACTACAAAATGTTTGGTCAACCATACGCACCGTCTACTGATACAAGTTTTGATGACATAAATCAAGCAATACAATTTTATACGAATGACCCGAGTTCAAGTGCTTTAGTGATTCGAGGCGAATCAACATATTATCAAGGAGTACTATCACAGAGTAGATTAGAAAACTTTGAACATTCTATATACGAAGTACAAGGTACTCCAGGAGACTATGTAAGCGCGTCTGTTACTTTTGGAGACGCATTTAAAGACCAACAACCTTTACAAGCATTTTACTCAAGTTCTCGTTTAAATCCAAAACGAAGTAAAATTAATTTATTTTATAGTGGTAGTGGAAAATTTGGTTGGTTAAGTGCATCGATGCATATGCCATCAAGTTTTTCTTATGAACCAGCAGAAGTAAATGTTCCTGCGGACTCATCTACTGCTATGAGAAGATTATTTTTTGAAGGAGTAAAAAATACTAAACTTACTACAACAGATAAGCTCGAACCTGTAATAGTAAAATTAACTTCACCGACAAGAATCATAACAAAAGAGCCAGGAGATTCGAAACTTGACATCGAATAATGAATAAAAACTTAATAAACCAATATTTAATATAGAAGAATAGTCTATAATTTCATATTATCTTAGGAGCTTTAAGATGGGATTTTTAAATAATACAAATATAACCGTTGATGCTGTACTCACTAAAAAGGGTAGAGAACTTCTTGCTAAGGGTGAGAATCAGTTCAACATAACAAAATTTGCTTTAGCAGATGACGAAGTAGATTATCGCTTATGGGATGTAACACATCCTAATGGTAGTGATTACTATGGGACGGTAATTGAAAATATGCCGTTACTCGAAGCGTTTCCTGATGAAAATCACGTAATGCGATATAAGTTAGTAACTCTACCTAAATCAACTCAAGCGATGCCTATACTTGAAGTAGCACAAAGTGCAGTTACTTTGAGAAGATTGAATTCCGTAAGTATAATCAATCCAAGTACACAAAACGGGTCTGATGATACTTTAGGATATACTTTTATTCTTCATAATCAATCAGTAGCAAGACTTAGAGTTAGAGCAGGTGCACAAGTCTCTGCAGGCGGTACAACGGTACCTTTCTTCTTAGATGAAGATGATTTACCAAACAGCATTTCTGTAGTTGGTAAGAGTGTAGAGATTAGACCTAAAAGATTAACAAGAACACAGACCACACAATTAACTATTGTTGGTAATGAAACCGCAGCGACTACTACAATCAACTTAACCGTTAATCGTAATAGAACTTTTGGTGTAGCTTCAGCAGCTAATCCACCATCAGGTTTTCTACCATAGACCATAGGAGGAATGACTAATGGCAATTTACGAAAGATTTCAAACTGAAGCAGATAACCCTGATAATCCTGATGTACTATCAGGAATTAGAGATGTTATATCTTCAGGTATGTGGACAGGTGGTTCAGGCACTCTCCAATCATTTTATTCATCTTCTACACAATCAGGCTCGACAGGTGCATATTACTTAGATGTATATTCAACAAGTCCGGCTACTGATACTACAGCTGAAATTCAGTTTAGTGTAGCTTATGGTCACTTCAATGGTAGTGGCTCTATAGGCGGTAGAGGTATAGCAGGAAATAGAGCAGCTGCGGCGATATATGGTCAGATGTCTAACATATTATTAGGACCAGGCGAAGATAAATTTGTTATGGGAGATGGTAAAGTTCTTAATCACGCATATTTTATAGCTTTACAAAGAGCAAGATTACGTGAAAAGATGGACCCAGGTAATTGGGAACTACATATGTCCGGTTCAAACAATACGGTAAAATTTATAGATGATTCAGGTGCTACTACAGACCCTACGGTGAATCAAGGTGGAAGAGTTTTTAATATTGTTAGTGGTTCTATCTCAGGTGGTACTGCGACAATACATAAGACAGCCGCACTTGAAACAGCAAGTGGTAGTGTAGGACTATTTTATCCTGACTTAGGTGTGTTAGTTTTTAATCCACATTATCTTAAAGGACAAGCAACAACACATCTTGGATTTTCAACAGGTAGTAATTCTAACGGCGGGAATACCGTGAAGTTCTTTAATGCAATAAGTTCTTCAAATTACTTTACAGCTCGTAGAGAAGAAGTAATAAGTTCTACACATTATTTTTGTAGAGTTGGTAATAAGAAATTTAACTTTTCAAGTAACCCGACTTACTTTACTGCTTCAGACGGTTCGTTTACACAACCTACGTTTTTTAAGAATCCTAAATCTTACATAACACAAGTTGGACTATATAACGATGCTAACGAATTATTAGCAATTGCTAAGTTAAGTAAGCCTCTATTAAAATCATTTGCAAGAGAAGCTATCGTAAAAGTAAAACTCGATTTTTAATAAGGAGGGTTTAGGGTGTTCAGAAGAATAGACCCAAAAGATGTTAGTGTAACTCCTTTTCAGAGCCACAAAGCGTTTTCTTTTACACACGTAGATTCAGGCTCAGGAGTGTATGGTTATAAAGCAGTATCATCTTCTACTTGGAATTATGTGAGTGAAAGTGATGCGGTTTCTTTTGCACCGACTTCGAGTGAGGGTACAACTCAATACTATTATAAAAAGCCATCATACTTTTGGGCACGTAACAGATATTATAATTCTTTTACAGATAGAACAATAGGACCATTTAATAATTTTGGTGGCTCTAATGTTTATACTAATCTTACTTTACACAATCAATTAAATATAATATCTATACCTTCTGTATATTATGGTGAGAAAATAAAGCCATTCAGTATTAATCTAACAGATAATAGTCCTTCACATTTAACGGTGACTTTAAAAGATGATGGTTTTGGTAATTTATATGACCATGCTTATTCTGCTTCTTTTGCCGCGTATCAATCTTCATCATATGACTCTACTAAACTAACTGCTACAGGTTCAGGAGGACCTCAGTTATTAGGAGGAGTTGTAGGAAACGTATTTTATACTGATGGAATAATTGCAATTACAGATACAGGAAGTTTATACAAAAATGTAGGTGTTGATTCAGGTAGTAATGGTTGGGAATTAGATTTTCAATCGTCTGTAAAAAACTTAGAATACGAATATTTTCTCGATGTTCCTGAATTTAAATTTAATAAATCTACAAATATAACAACTACTTTTCAACGAAGTGGTTCTATAACCGTACCTGAAAGTGGTTCTGCATATAAGTTCTTCCCGCCAGGAAATGCACCTACACACGGTTTAAATACCAAGAGTGCAAGTTCGTATGGTGAAAGAAAATATACTGCAACAGATAAGATAAACACATTTGTCACCCACTCAACGTTCGCACCGTATATCACCCAAATTGGTCTTTATAACGACCAAAATCAGCTGTTGGCTGTTGCTAAATTAGGCAGAGCGATTAAGAACGATGATGAGTTAGCTCTTGGATTTGTTGTTAAATTTGATGTTAACTCATAATTATAGATATGAAACTAAAAGACATATTAAACGAAAAAATTACTATCGATGTTGAGATTGGTGATACTATTCTTACAGGAAGATTCAAGAATAAAAAGACTAAAGTAAATTCTATTGAAACTGACCAACACGGAATGCCTACTATTAATGGTAGAAAAGTTACTACATTTCGTATTGTGAAAAACAAAGAAGAGAATATTATGAATAAAAAGAAATTAGTAAAATTTATTGAGGGTGTACAAAAAGATAGAAATGATATGGCTCTTTATATCATAGATTTAAATAAAGAATTATCCAATGCAAAAGTTTTAGCTAAAAAACATCCAAAGTATAAAAAGTATATAAAATTTATTCAACAAGATATAAAAGATGCTGAGAAGAAATTAGCAAAGTTAAAGTCTGTAAAAGAATCTATAAAGCAAAAAATTGTTGAGTTAATGAAAAATGCAGATAATTAAATTAAAAGATTTACTATTAGAAAACGATAAGTTTTATCCCGCACATACAAAACAAGCAATTAATTGGGTAACGATGAAACAATACTTACCATTATACCCAAAACAAATGGAATCACTTGTCGGTAAACAACAAGTAAATTCATTTCACGTTACAGGTCCTGGTACAATAAAGAATGTTGGAGAATTGATAGGTAAGAAAAAATCTATATCTACTTTTACACGTGCTAATAAAGGCTCACAACTTGCAAAAGGTCGTGGAGTTCAAACAGGAAGCGGTGGTGTTATATTTTATTTAGAAGGTACTATGTTAGCGAGAAATTATATGGATTTCGACACGGTTCCTGATAAGAAAGGTATGAGATGGGTAGATGTTCATTATCTCACACAAGATAGATTACATTTTAAAAACTATCTAACAAAACAAGGTATACCTGATACTTCTACGTGGAGAGATGAAGAGTGGGAGTTACAAGATAAAATTAAAAATAAACCTGGGAACAAAGATTTAAATTGGAAAGAATTAAACGGATTAGTAAAAACAGAAATGAATGCAAAAGCAAATAAATTAATTAAAAAACATATTGATGCTTCAACTAAATATTTAAAACAACACAAAAAAGAGTTAATCAAAAATCTAAGAACACCTGCAGATAAAGGTTCTGCTTGGTGGAATGAAGTTCTTGTGTATGGAATAAAAGTTATAGATGTATTTGTTTTGAAACGAGTTTGGGATGATTATTATTTTCAAAAAGATTCAGGATATGATGATTATAAACAAGACTCATACAAAAAAGACTTATTTAAGTTTGTACCTGAGAGTAAAGTTTCGATAGGAACACCAGCACAATTTCGTAAATGGTATAATGCGAGAGAAGGTATTTTAGATGATTAAAATGCTTGACTTTATGATAAATTATGATTAAATTAACACATATAATAAATGAATATATCTCTCCAAGTCAACTTAGTCAAGTTGAAAAACATCTTGACAAGATTTGGGCTAAAGTAGGTATTGATGTAGAGTTTACAAGACATTTTCACGACAGAGTAAATGATACAAGAAATGGTAAACCTATATCATCTGCTGAAGTAATAAAGATATTTAGACTTGTGTATAGAAAGTTTGGTAAACATATAGCTTCTTTACCTGATGGTGTAAATGTTTTATTTAAAGATATGCAATCAGATATTAATGTACCTGTAGTATTAAGATATGACAAAAGAAATCAAGAAATAGATATGATATCAAAAACGGTTATGAGAAAAAAGAATTTTAAATCAAGTACAAAAAAGTATTCTGTAGAATCAGCTACAAAAACATATGGTGCTGATGACGGTGAACCTGATACAGGATTTTTAGCTGGAGATAATGTACGAACTTTAGGTACTTTAAAAGGTAAACCTGAATTATGGTTTAACAGAGGTGATTATAAACAAATGGTTTTTCCTAAAGCTGATTACATTTATGGTAAAGGTGAAAAAGAAGAGTTTTCTGTAATAAAAAAAGCATATATAGATGATGTAGAAGCACAACTTGATTCTGAAGATACATCTTGGGAAAAATATGTAAAAGAAAATGTTTTACAAGAAAGAGTAGACTATCTTCATATAGCTACTGAAATAGTTAAAGCATACGGACTCAAATCTAAAGTTAGATTCAGTAAAGGCAAAGACTTTGGTGATTATATACCTGAAACTGATACTATAAAAATCAGAACTTCTTATCCTAATATGAAAGAATTTATCATAACCGTTTTACACGAAATTAAACACGCTCTTGATGCTAAACAACTCGGAGTAAGAAAATTTATAAAGAAATATGCTCAGGCAGGTACAATGGCTCAGTACAAAGGATTAGACCCTCACGATGATAATAAATGGGAAGAACGTGCTGAGAAATGGGCTATAAGTCAATTTAAAAAGATTAAAAATAAATTGAATTTTTAGAATTTTAACCACTACTTATTATTGTAATAACGTTATATACATTGTCTCAAAAAAAGGTTTCATTTAAACCTTATAATATCTTTATGGACATATACTAACATATTACAATTTACAATTAATAAATTTTACTTAACAAATAACTATTATAACTTAATAACTAATAACTTAAAGAAACTATAATAGTTTAAAACTATTAACTTAACTAAACTAAAGTTTATGATTTCAACATCCGCACGAAAGGCTAAAGGCCGTCGTTTACAAAACAAAGTCCGAGAACTTTTAATAGAAAAATTTGACATCCATCCTGATGATATAAAGACTGCAATTATGGGAGAATCAGGAGAAGATATAAAAATGGCTCATGGAGCAAGACAGAAGTTTCCGTTTTCTGTTGAATGTAAAAATCAAGAAAAATTAAACATTTGGTCATCGTTAGAACAAGCCGAAGAAAATTGCGGTGACTATAAACCATTATTAATATTTAAACGTAATCGTTCAAAGACATACGTTACGTTATCACTTGAGGATTTTTTAGACATACTCTAATATATGATTGATGTTATAAGTGTATTGACTCGTGCTTTAGGGAGTCGTTATAAGAAAGCTAAACAAGGACAAGAAGTAATTTATCATTGTCCTTTTTGCCACCACCATAAGCCTAAGTTACAAATTAGTTTGTTGTCACAAAAGTGGCATTGTTGGGTATGTGATAAAAAAGGTCGTTCACTTTATACACTATTAAAACTTATCAGAGCTCCTAAAGCATTAATAGATGAAGTACGTGAATATAAACCTAAGTATAAAAGAAACAAAGTTGAAGAACAACAAACTTTATACTTACCTAAAGAATTTAAAAATTTTATGACCGACCCAGGCAGTACAATATATTATAAACAAGCTGTAAAGTTTTTAAAAGATAGAGGAGTTGATGCTACAGAGATTGCGAGATATGGAATTGGATATTGTACAGACGGGCCTTATTCTGAGAGAATAATAATCCCAAGTTATGATAACGATGGTATCTTAAATTATTTTACAGCACGTTCTTTTACAGGTTCAAATTACAAATACAAAAACCCTCCTGTTAGTAAAGATGTAATAGGATTTGAATTTTTTGTTAATTGGAATGAACCGATAATTTTATGTGAAGGCCCATTTGATGCTTTGAGTATTAAAAGAAATGCAATACCATTATTTGGTAAGACAATACCTACAGAATTATTAAAAAAGATTTATACAAAAAACGTAAAAGAAATATACATCGTATTAGACGAAGACGCAAGAAAAGATAGTATTAAGTTAGTTGATAAATTAATGAAAGATGGCATAAAAGCGTATTTTGTACAATTACAAGACAAAGACCCTAATGAATTAGGATTTAACAAAGTTTGGGATGTTATACATTCTACGAATCAAACAACATTTGCAGACTTTATAAAACACAGGTTATATGGATAAATTAAAATACATACATCACATATCTGATATTCAAATCAGAAATCTAAAAAGACATAAAGAATTTAACGAAGTATTTGAACGTACTTACAGAGAAATTGAAAAGTACAAAGATGATGCAGTTGTTTATATTGGCGGTGATATAGCACATAGTAAAACTGATATGAGTCCTGAGTTGGTAAAAATGTTATCAGATTTATTTGTCAATCTCGCAGATATATGTCCTACTATTTTGATTGCAGGTAATCACGATTGTAATTTAAATAATTTAAATCGTTTAGATGTACTGACTCCTATCGTTGACAATTTAAAACATCCTAATTTACTTTATTATAAGAAAAGTGGCATTTATCCTTATGCTGATGTTAACTTTGTTGTATGGGATGTTTGGGAAGACTCTACAAAATATTTACAAGCAAAAGATGTACCCGGAGATAATAAAATATTATTGTTTCACGGAACGGTTGATAAATCTGAAACTGATTTAGGATTTAAATTACCATCAGATGTTAAGATGTCTCAAATGAAAGGATACGACCTTGTGTTACTTGGCGATATTCATAAGAGGCAGTTTATGAATAAAGAAAAAACAATTGCTTATTGTGGTTCTTTAGTTCAACAAAATCACGGTGAAGAATTAGGTCACGGATATCTAAGATGGGATGTACCTACTCGAAAATCTACATATGTTGAAGTGCCGAATGATTATGGTTATTATACTTTAGATATTGATAAAGGTGTAGTTCCCGATGTGACAGATATGCCTAAGAAAGCAAGACTAAGACTTCGTGTAAAAGACACGACAAGTACTAAACTTAAAAAAGCTATGAAAGAAATTCGTGACATATATGGCATTGAAGAAATGACCGTAACACGAACTGACAGATTATTAGATGAAGATAAAGTTAGAAGTGATGCTATTAATATAGGTGATGTACACGATGAAGATTATAGATTTTCTTTAATAGATGAGTATCTAAAAAATAATTTTATGATTGATGATGATACTTCTGTTGGTGTTCGTAAAATTAATGAATATCTTCAAGACTTTTTAAAGTCAAGTGATGTTACACGAAATCTTAGATGGAAACTTAAAAAGTTTGAATTTTCAAATATGTTTAGTTATGGTGAGGATAATTCTGTTGACTTTAGTAAACTAAATGGTATTGTAGGATTGTTCGCATTAAATGCTTCAGGTAAATCTTCTTTATTAGATGCTTTAACATTTTGTTTATATGACAAATCAAGTAGAGCACCTCGAGCTAAAAATGTTTTAAACAATAAGAAAGAAACATTTCATTGTAAAGCAGAATTAGAGATTGATGGTAAATCATTTTTTATCGAAAGAAAAGCAAAACTTATAAAAAGAACACAACACGTAAAAGTAGATGTTGACTTTTGGACATTAGACAATGGTGGTGAAAAAATAAGTTTGAATGATGAACAAAGAAGAACTACAGATGCTAATATAAGAAAATATATCGGCACTTATGAAGACTTTATTTTAACTGCTATGTCACTACAAAACAACAACACCGTTTTTATTGATAAAACTCAAAAAGAAAGAAAAGAGTTAATGGCACAATTTATGGGTCTCGGTGTTTTTGATGAATTATATATTTTAGCAAATCAAGAAGTAAATGAAATACAAGCAATATTAAAAGAGTTTGAGAAATCAGATTATGATGTTGAGTTAAGTGAGATTGACAAAGAAACAAAACGTTACAATAAAGATTTAATTGAAGTTAATCAAGGTATTGAAGATTTAGAAAAAGATTTAACAGACAAAGAACAAGAGTTACTATCTTTTACTAAACAATTAAAAAACATTGATGAAACTTTAGATATAAAACAATTAGAAGTAGAATACCAAGAAGTATCAGATGAATTAGATAAAGTAGACGAAGAACACACTACAGCAAACGATAAGATAGAGTGGGTTGATAATACTATTGATAATCTTGAATCTGATTTAGAAAATATGAGCCCTGATGAAGTAGAAAATCAATTTAATAAATTATCTAACTTGAAATCTGAAAAACACGAAATAAAAGTTGAGATAGATAAATTAAAAATAGATGTACAAAATAAACTTGACAAAATAAAAAAGTTAGGTGATTTACAATATGACCCTGAATGTGATTATTGTATGGATAATGTTTTTGTACGAGATGCTATTAAGACTCAAGACGGATTACAAACTGATAAACAAATTAGTGATGAGTTAGTCAAAAAATTTGATGATGTATCAAAACAAATTGATGAACTTACACGATATGAAGACAAAAAAGATTCTTTAGATAAAATAGTTATTGAACTTAATCAGTTCAAAGATTCTTCAAAAGACTTAGAAAATAAAGTTTCTATTTTATCAGAAAGAATAACATCCCTTTCAGGAGTTAAAGAAGTATTAGATGAAAAAATTGAAAAGTATTATAAACTTGAAAGTGATATGGTTTTCAATGAAAAGTTACACATAAAGATTGAAGATGC